GCTATAATTAGGGTCCAATCGAGGTTTGCTTACATCCATATATGGTTCACAGTTATATTGAGTTGATGCATCACCCACTGGTGCAAAACTATCGCTGCATAACCGGCGACCGTTATAGTTATAGATGGCCCTGCCAAAATCGATTAGTTTGAATATTTTGCCATAAGTAGGCACCTTGTATGTTTTACGCTTATATGTGTAATATAGAAACGTTTCAGTTGTGTTGACATACATGATATTATTCGTATGCAAATCATTATGTGTAAATTGGAAAGCAGTTTGATAGCATAACAGTGTCATTACAATTTGCATGAGGGCGGATGTACTTTCTTCTTTGCTAAGTGCGTTCTTACTGAATAGTGAATCTAATGTACCGTCGCATTTTTGTAGTGCGATACAGTGAACCGGGAAGTTCTTTATGTAAGCATAACATGTATCGGGGTCACTATATGATTCATCATCATCATCGTCGCTTTCCTCATCGAATTCGCTATCATGATCATCATCACAATCATCATCCTCGTCAGTATCCCACACACTTTCTTCGCTGCTGCTATTATGGTCACAATCACTTGATCCACAGCTCGTGGTCGTTGCAGTTGTTTTACTGCTTTTTGAATCATCCGATGAACCAGACGTATTTCGCGAGCTATGTTTACTTTCTATATTTGTGTTTGTGTATACCAATTCGGTATCTGGATTGGCATCGATGAGTTGCATCGTGGCCACTTGCGATAAGTCGTCGGTTATCAAATCCTCAATGATAACAGCAGATATGTTACGTTTAGGGGTTTCTAGTACTTGAAGACGTGGTTTATTGCCATGTGACCCATAATTAAAATACCCATCATTATCCACATGCGACGTTTTAAACAATATTTTGTTGTTTTTATTGAAAAATGCAGAAGATTGCAAATAATCATAATCATCAGTAATATCCATTTTATATTGTTCCTGAATCCCGGTGAACGACCCGTAAAAATCAACACCATGCACGAAATTATGGGTATTTAGGAGCTGGCTGGACAAATAACTAAAGAAACCATCCACGTAGGCCATGTTGTTATAATCCTGTATTTTCATATGTACGTTTTCATTCGTCAATGATGGCAAATTGCCGATAGGTTGCTTGCATGATTCATATTTACCCACCATGTATCGAATCGGGTCTAATAGCGGCGAATACTTAATAAATACCGGACGGGAAACGTGGTCTTTCGTGTTTAATCCAACAACTGTATTCATATCAACCAAATGGTTTGCATTGTTTAATGATATGCGATTATAGTTAGATTCGTCCAACTTAAACCACAAATCGTAAATCGGGTTATAATTTTGCACGGATTCAATGCGAAACGGCGAATATTCGGCTTCAATATCTTCCGTCGCAGTAACCTGCCCACTCTTATCTAAAATACTCATTTGAACTGTTTTGTGTTTCGCGTAATGTATTGTGAATTTAGGAATTTCATTTGTCATGATTGTTGTCGAATCTGTATAAGTGGTTACTACATATTTTTCACATATTCTAAACTAATGGAATTTGCTTGTCGCTGAATTATTGCGACCCGCACGTTTATCCTAAAAATTCATTTTATATCTACTAATGTATACATAAAATACAATGACATTGGAACTAAAAAAATTCAATATGCGTGAGATTACGTTTAAACCCGATGAAAATAAAGGCCCTGTGGTGGTGTTGATTGGTCGACGTGATACAGGTAAGTCATTTTTAGTGAGAGACTTGTTATTTTATCACCAGGATATCCCAATTGGCACCGTTATTTCCGGGACAGAAGCAGGTAATGGGTTCTATGCTTCTCATGTACCTAAACTATTTATTCACGAAGAATACAACACAGTTCTCATTGAGAATGTGTTACGCCGACAAAAAACGGTGTTAAAACAAGTAAACAAAGAACTTGAAACATATAAACGTACAACAATCGACCCGAGAGCGTTTGTTATTTTGGATGATTGTTTATATGATGCATCATGGACTCGCGATAAAATGATGAGACTTTTATTTATGAATGGGCGTCATTGGAAAGTCATGCTTATTATTACCATGCAATATCCTCTGGGTATCCCACCGAATCTGCGTACAAACATCGATTATGTGTTTATATTGCGAGAACCGTACTTGACCAACCGTAAACGTATATGGGAAAATTATGCGAGCATGTTTCCCACATTGGAATCGTTTTGTGCAGTTATGGACCAATGCACCGAGAATTTCGAATGTTTGGTCATTAATAACAATGCGAAATCGAACAAACTGAATGACCAGATATTTTGGTACAAGGCCGAGAATCACCCAAATTTTCGATTGGGGTCCAAGGAATTTTGGGAAATATCTAAAAATATGGGGTCAGATGACGAAGATGAGGCATATGACCCGAGTAAATCCAAAAAGAAAAGCGCGCAAACCATTAATGTGAAGAAATCAAAATGGTAAACCAGTAACGGTTCAGTTCTATAAATCGCTATCATAGTCTGTATTTGAACCGGATGTTGCGATTTCCATATGTATAGCCAAATCATCCTCATGAACCGAGTCCTCGTCTGTACTCGATTCATGGAACGTATCGGCGACATCATCACTGTCACCATCTACATGTTCATCTGCGTCGCGTAACATGCTTAGTGTTTCTGCATCTTCATCTACATCATCATTGTTGTTGTTCGCAATATGCGGGTTGACAATGCCGCCATCATCTTCATCGTCATCATCATCGTCATCATCATCGTCGTCATCGTCATCATCGTCATCGTCCAAATGCGGAATCAACGTACTGTGTGGTAACAATGGATAAAATGACATGCCAGAATCCTTTTCTTCATCCTCATTATCCTCAATAATGGTGGTGTGACAATTATCATAATTCTTTGAAAACGGCAGGGTTACATATTGTGTATATCGCATATCGTATACATATTCCAGTGGTAGAAATTTTGTTTTTTTAAATCCCATTTTTATAAATTTGCGGCCAAATGTAGGTGATATTTTATGAAACCTATCCAATTGATATCTCAAATTGTTCATTGCACTGCCCTTTTCGGTAATGTCCAATGCATATGTAGAAGTGTAAAATAAATGCAAATAGGGCGTCATTGCGCGAAATAACACGTCATTGGGAAAATCAGGGTCAATGTATATTTTTTTGGTGGTACTAATACAATGGTCGTTATACTGGCGAATCATCGTGTTTATATCCCGTCGCAGAATCATAGTGTTATTCGTCTTTATCATCGAATTTATATGCATTTTTCGAATGAGCGCCTCGTTATTATCGCGAAACAATTTCAAATGAAAATTATACAAGAAATATTGATGGAAAACGGTCGGCAAAGTAAACATGCGGTGTTTCATGAAGAAATAAATCGTATACAAATGTGACTTGTCGAAAACCAAATTGTTGTATGGATTCTTAATCGGCAATGGCTCGGAATAAATATACGGCGAATTGGTTAATGCAGTTTCCACAATGTTCGTCAAGTCGCTTTTCGTAAACAAGTATTTCTTCCCAGCATGCAATAACGGCAACACAAAATATTGGCCGGGTTCAATCGGGTTCAACAATAAATCGTGTTTGATTGTATATGTTGCTCGATTCCACTTCCATTTATATGCGAATTTGCATAGGGCTTGATAATGGCGCTGGGCGTCGCAAAATTTGTTGAGGAATTCTGCTTTATAATCGGTGCTGTAAAACGGATTGTTAAACGTATTTTTAATATATGCATACTTCGTGCTTACATAATTTGTGCGCGCATGAACGTAAATCGATATAAATATGGAATATAATACATAAATAATATCACCACATCGATTAGAACCTCGAGGTAGATTGGCGGTAAAATATTGTGCGCTTGTAATGTAGTCAAATGTTAAGAATTCGACCGGTTGTTCATCGGTAAGAATATATTTCCTGTATATTATATCGCAAAAGGTTGTCATATGATGTATTACATTAAATACATCATAATATTTATATCGTTATTGTTATTGGTTTATTTTGTATTGTACACTGGAGGTTGTGGGAAGTTAATCGACGCTCTCGAGTGTGTCCACCAAATTGCTGTTCTGTTCCAGCAACAACTCGTTGCGTAGTTTGGTAGATTCGGCATCGGCCACATCACGCTCCTCGAAATTCACCGTCTCCTTTACGCCCACCAAATTGCCATCTGCATCCATTGTTTGAGTCAGCACGTTTCCACTCGCCTTCGCCTTCTCGATATTCTCCATAATCGCCTTCTTCTTTGTTTCGCGAACACGCTCTTCGAACTCCTTCTTTGCCATCTCCTCATTCTTCATCTTCTCCTTGTGCAACGCGTTCAACTCCTCTTCCATATGTTCTACGCGACCCGTCTTATACGCATCCGGATCCCATGGAATCCACACACCCACCGGACCTACGAAAATATCGTGGTTGGGGTCGTGCTCGCGCAACTTCTTGCACTTCTGTTCGGCCTCTTCCTGAGACGCGAAGACGCCGCGCACCTTGAGTCCGCGCACCGATGTTTGGAAGGAATGCTCTCGGTTGAACTTCTCGTTCAACGCGTCTTCTTGCTTGTCCATGAAATTCTTGTAATCGTCTTCAATGCCACTTTTCTTTAGCTTTGACGATTCCTCCTTTACGAAATCGTTGAAATCCGCGATAAGTGTCTCCACATTCACGTTGTGTTTGTATGCAACGAAATGGATGAAATCGAAGTAACGCTCCATGGATTTAGAAAATTCCCAGTTCTTGATGAATTGGTCGAATAAATACACTTCGCGCTTCTTCAACATTTTTTCGGGGGAGACAAACGATAGGCATGCAAATTTCTGTCCCGCGACGGGGGCATCTTCATCACACAAATCTACATATTTAGGATTCGTAGATCCATTTGCAAGT